TCCCCGCATTGAACTGAGAAATCAGCATAAGGGCCCGAATGGCGACAGGGTTCTGGTGTTTGGCGAGCCACACCACACCCTTCATGGCGTCTTCGGCATTTCGGTGTGCAGGTCCAGCAGGCAGGACCGAGAGCAGCAGCTTTTCTTTTTGGGGGCAATATACAAAGCACAACTGCCACCCCAAACCTTCAGCCAGGCGCGCTTCTTCTTCGGTGAGCATTGATAGACCTATACAAGGCAATAGATTCAGGCAGAAAGAAAAGCCGGGATACCCCGGCCTGATCATTTACGATGGTGGTGAGCTCCGCCATTTCGATCTGGATCTGATCGCTGTGTTCAGAGACTACAAGCGTGGGGTGGCTTGCGATGATCTTGGGTGCATGCCCGCTCAGCCCATTAGCGTAGCATCGTTTGGTCTCCTGTAAGTAAAACGATTAACTTGCCCACTTCTGGACGCGGCATTACACGAGAGCGAAATGCAGCAGCGTCGATGGGCGTGTTCCATGAAATGCCGGGGAACCATACACCGCCTTCTTTGCATCCGACGATGACCCCAACATTACGGCCTTCGGCGTGTCGGGCCGTCAGCCATTCCTGCTGAAGGTGTGAAATCTCAGGTTTTTTACCCTCAGTCAGGTCGATTATTGTTTGCGGACGGGCTGGGATCTTGATGAACTTGTACTCAATCCAGAAGTCCTTCCGGCCGCTGTACCAGACGTCAGCAATACCGCTGTTGTACTGGTTGTGGTTCTTCATGCGATACAGCTCCACCGGCAGGTGCTTGTGCACGCTGCTGATGAAGGTGTTTTCGGGGCCTTTGCTCATCAGTGCTTGGTATCACCAGACAAAGCTGCAGCCTGCCGCGCCAGCGCTGCTTCACACGCTTCGCTCATCGCTTCTGCACTGCCAAACTGCTCCAAGCACCCCGCGCAGACGTAGTAAACCGCTGCGCGACTTTTTCCAGGACGCGCGCCCATGAGGACAGCCGCGTCACCTTCAAAATAACTCGCCCCTACGACCCCGGGCGTTTTGTCCGTGCCGCAGAAAAGACAGTCCGGTTGCTGACTGGAGGCCATCATGGTTTTGACCAGTTTTTCGATGGCCTCGTCTCTCTGCATCCCCGGGAAATACGGTACTGGGTTGTCGTCCATGCTGTGCCTCGTCTTATTTGGCGCAGTAGATCTCGACGTCAGGGCCGAGAGTTTTGCGCAGCACACGCAAAAACTCGTCCTCCGACTCGTCTTCAGGCTTCTCTGCCTGTTCGTCGATCAGACGCTTTTCGACCAGCCGCACATAGCCGATGATGTCGGTCCACGAATCAATGTATTCCGGATCGCCATTGAGGATGCGGCCGATCTTGTGTGCCACCATCTCCAGGCATTCGCGCATGTCGGGCGAAAGGGAAGACCAATTCTGACCCATCGACATGGCATTCTTGATGCCTTGGGTGATGTCAGCGTGGCCGGTGAAGGCACCGTAGCGTTGGCCACGTTCCTCAAGAGTTTTGTCGATGGTGCTCATGTTTTCGCTTTCGTCTTTGCTTGTTCGGGCGTGCCAAACAGTTCTTTGTGTATGGCACACAACGTCTGGACCTGCGCGACCGCGTCGGCCAGAGCGTTGTGTTTGACTCCCGCATGGGGCAAACGAATGTTTTTTGCCCCGGGGAGATTCTTGTAGGTGCGAAAGCACCGGGAGTTGTAGAACTTCCACGGGGTCTCAATCCCGCAGTCCGTGAAGGCATGTGCAAGCATCGGGAGGTCAAAGTCTGCCCCGTTCGACCACACGGTGTAGTCACCCGTACCAACCCAGTCGCTGAACTGAACGAGACTGACGTCCAGTACCTCTTTCGGCTCAAAAAACACTTGCCGCGCGGCAGCGTCTTGTCTGAACCACCACAGCAGGGTGTCTTCGCTGATGCGACGTTTCCATTGCAGGTTGGATTCGATCGAGATCGACGCATAAAACCCTGCGTCACCCATCTCTCCGGTGTTCAAATCAAATTTGACAGCACCGATACTGAGGATGACCGCGTCGGCAGTTGTGCCGAGGGTCTCCAGGTCAATCATGACGTCTTTCACTGCTTCCTCCGGGTATTCTTAGTTAGATCGGAGCGCGATTGTAGATGAACGGGGGGCCCCCGTCCATCCAATCAGGCCGTCGTCGTTTCGGGCTCGAGGGCGGCGAGCTTGGCGCTGATCTTCTCTGCGTTTTTCTTGGCCGCGGCGTCGGCTTTCATCAGCTTGCTCGCAGCAGCGTCAGCGGCTTTCTGCGCTTTGGCCAAAGCCTTCTGCGCATCTTTGACCGCAGCCTCGTGGGGCTTGACGACGGCCATCGCGTTCTTCAAAGCTGCGGCCAGCTCTTTTTTCGCGGCCTTGATTTCAGCGGGGGTCAGGGACTTTTTTGCCATGGTATTTCTCCTTGAGTTGGCGTGAGTAACGAACTTCATTGAGCCGGACGGCTCGGGACATCAAGCGATCGACGAACGACCGCCTGCGGTTGGTGGCGCACTCAAGATCGAGTGCTGCCAACACTTCTGCTTCGGTCAGGGAGCCCAGATGAGTCTTGAGCGCACTGAACGAAGACAGCGCCTGGCTGATCTGAAACTTCCTGACCGTCATGACGAGGCCTTACCGACGGGCCGTAGCCGGAGCACGGCGCGCGGGGGCGGCTTTGCGGGACGGCTGCACCTGGCCGAAGCTGGAGACATCCGGCTCGATGGCCAGGATTTCTTTCGCTTCGTCAATACGGCCCAGGCATTCGGCGAGATCTTCGTTGGGCACAGCGTCGTCGAACACCAGCCTGGCGTACGTCTGGTTTTCGTCGAACGAGATGCGGGTCATCACGCCCACCGGGGGGACACCGAAAGTGCGCTGCACGTTTTTCACGTAGCCGTCAAAGTCCTTGATGGCCGTCGGCGACGTCTGGATCGTCCAGATCGGAGCATCAGCAGGGCTGTTTTCCGCAGACGGAACGATGAGGGCCAGCTCGCGCATGTTTTTGCAAGCCTTTCCGCCATTCTTGCCGCTGCCCCAGGCATTCTGCGGACAGCCGGCGCACATGCCGTTCTCGTCACCTTGTTTGTCCGGAGAGTTGGGCGACGGCACCAGTTGAGACGGCAAGTCGTTGATCGCAAAACAGTTCGGCGGAACGATGGAGTTCTTGTCGAAATCGTTTTCGTACCAGACGTTCTTGCTGGTGAAGTCCAGGATGATCGCGTTGATCGGGCCTGGGGTTTTTGTGCCATCGGGCAGGATGAACTGCTTGTCCTGCGTGACGCGGATCTTGTTGCCGCTGCCGGGGGCGGTTTTGCCGCTAAGTGCAGCCAGCTGGGTCGCGATCATCTCCTGCACGGAGACGACGCTGGTGGATTTCTTGACAGCGACAGCCGTCGAAGGCTTGGTGGTGGTTTTCTTGGCAGTAGCCATTTGGTTCTCCGGTAGAGATTAGAGAGAGCGCAGATTGAGTCTGCGTTTGACGAAGGGCTGAACGCCCGGGACTTTCTTTCCAGCATCGAGCAGTTCACGATACGCCGGATCACTGACACGTCGTTGCACCAGGTGCCAGTACTTGTTCTTGGCGATATAGGGCCAGAACAAGTCCCAGTCTTGCACGTCGGCGACGGTAGAGGCGCTGATGGAAGCAGATGCCTTCGAGCCGGTGGCTTTCTCGAGGCCCTGTTCTTCCATCTGATCCATCAGAGAGGCCTCGATTTCCTTGATCTTGACCTCAACTTCTTTGACCTGTTCTTCCAGGGCGCGTTTTTCTTCGCGCGCAACCCAAAACTGGTCAATCAAAGCCCCAGTCGTCGGGGTTTTGGGTTTCATCTTCACGGCGGTCGCCATTTTTCCGTCCTTCTTGAGTGAGTGAATTGTCGCACGAAATGGTGTAATTCGTCAATAGATCATAGATGTAACTATCCCAGAATTTGGTTGGGTCGTAGGCGTCCCTTAAGGCAAGAAAGCTTTTGCGGATCACGATCGCGCGGAGGCTTGTAGGGATTTCGTCGCGTCCTTCCGCCAGACAACGCCCGTGGTAGTAGACGTGGAAGCTCAGTTTGTGATCTGCCGACATGCACACGAGTCCTAGAGCATCCATTATGGTCCGAACAGTACGTAGCCTGCCGGCATGTCTCAGCTGTTCGGAAAGCGCATCAATCCCGGCTTGATTACTTGCCGTAGTTGTTTGCATAGCCCCCCTCACAGTTCAGAGGGATATCGCTACACCATTCCGGCGCAGTTGACATGCACTTCGCCATAAAGGCGATGCATTTGTCCGCGTCCCGAGTTTTGGGCAGCGCGACGACTTCATCGTGCGTGGTCATGACAACGCGATACTTTCGGCTGATTGCCAGCATCTGCGTTGCCACAATGATTCGGGCCAGTGCCTGAACAATGTTTTCACACAGCAGCCCGCCGTAGATCTTTGCACGCGCGTCGCGTGACTGGTACGACCATTCCTCATAGCCTTTTTCGGCATTGAACCCCTTGCGGAGGTCAGGATATTTGAGGCTCATGCCGTTAGGGAGCCAGAGCATGCCTTTCTCCCAGGACAGGCACTTGTGAGCGCCTTCTTTGCCAGCTGCCATCTCCTCGATGATTCTGGTGCAAGTACCCCAACCATCGCGGATCTTGTGATTGATCTCGCGGTATGCATTCACGATACGGAAGCATTCGTTGAGCTCAAAATACACCGGCGGTCCGCCGAGGGCACCCTTCGCCAGCGTCATCTGAAATTTGGGCGCTCCCATCTGGAACCCCAGGCCAAGAACACAGACCTTGCCAACGAAACGCTCCATCTTGTCTTCAGTGGTGATCTCACGCCCATAGACTTGATCACCGAAACGACAGTACGCGTCGCGATCGTTTCCTCGAGCGACACCTTTGCTCTTGTCCCACCGGTCGGCGACTCGAAAAGCCTCCATCAAGTCATCCTGGCCCCATAGCCATCCGTTGACCCGGGCTTCAATCTGGCCGGAATCCTGGACAGCGACCTGGTAGCCGCGAGGAGCCTCGATGGACAGGCGCAACTCACCCCCGCGGGTGAGGTTTTGCATGTTCATCTTGTTGTTGCCGCCCCAACGACCTGTGTGTGCACGAAAGTACGAGTACCCCACCGGGAGCGACATACCGTCCTTGCCGGCTTCGAGGAAGCGCTCGGCTCGGGTGATGTTGGTCGTCGACTTGACTGCCAGTCGAGCGTCGATCAGGCTACGCAATCGTTCCTGTTTAGCGACGATTTTTGGCAAGTCATCTTTGTTTTCCGGATCCAGATTGCCACGCCAACGGTCGATATCGTCAGGGATACTCGTGAACTCAAGGTCGTCTTTGGCGAAGGCATAGCTGTACATATCGTCTTCGCTACGCTCTTCCGGCTTTTTTGCAGCCCAGGCCTTACTGATCTTCAACGGGGCTTCAACGCCTTCGGCTTCGAGCAGAGATACATACACTTCGTTATTGCCCAGCAGGCGTTTGATGATGTGCATGCCGCGCTCCGGTCCTTCCAGAGCACGTTCAGCAGGGCCCTTAATCAGCTTCTTGTGCAGATCCTTGTCGTAGAACTTTCCGCCAAGGTCGTAATCCTGCGGGTCGATGCATCCATAAAACAGACGTTCGCGTTTCTCCAGCTCTCGCG